CATTTGACGATAAGTTTAAGTCTACCATTAAGCAACACCAAGAACATCGAGCGTTCTTTGAGACTTCATCAGCTTGTCCCACCTGCAATCAAGAAATTACTCATGAAACCCGTCTTGAACATGTCCATAAGTATGATAGCAAAATCGGGGAAATTAATGAAGGTCTTACCAAGTTATCAGAAGAACTTTTAACTATCAAGTCAGAAGAGTCTACATTAAAGTCTGAGATTGAAAAGTTCCAAGATGCTCAAATGGACATCGTTGCTAACAACGCTTCTATCTCTGCACTTCAAAAAGCTATTGATAAACTTGAAGAAGACATCTTGAAGATTGAAGGTTCAGATGGTGATGTATCATCTGCAGTTGAAGATCTAAGAAAGCTTCAACAAGAAAAAGAAAATCTTGCTGAGTTGAAGTTAGATTACATTGACCAACAGAACTACCAATTCATTGCTAGTGAAATGTTGAAAGACACAGGTATCAAGACAAAGATTGTTAAACAATACCTTCCAGTCATTAATAAGTTAGTGAATCAATACTTACAAACACTTGACTTCTTTGTTCTGTTTAACCTTGACGAATCATTCAATGAGACAATCAAATCACGTTATCGTGATGAGTTTACATATGCTTCATTCTCTGAAGGTGAAAAACAACGTATTGACTTAAGTCTACTCTTCACATGGCGTCAAATTGCCCGCATGAAGAACTCAGCAAACACTAACCTTCTCATCTTGGATGAAACATTCGACTCATCACTTGATAATGATGGTATTGATAACCTTATGAAGATTCTTAGTACAGTCACTCAGGACACTAACGTGTTCATCATCTCGCATAAAGGTGATGTGCTTGACTCGAAGTTCCGCCATAAGATCGAGTTCATCAAAGAGAGAAACTTCTCCAAGATCAAATAGTCCTGTACAGCGGGTCATTTCTGTGATATAATAGTTGTATACTAAGGTGTCCAACTATGCAACTAGAAAAACTCTCTATCAATCTTGACCAACAGTCTACATTGGCGAAGCTGTTGGCTCAAGAAAACATTCACGTTATTCACGGTAACTATCGTACTGCATGGTTTAACCCGCAACAACGTGTGCTCGCTCTTCCTATCTGGAAGAATCGTGGCAAAGCAGTCTATGACTTACTTACAGGGCATGAAGTAGGTCATGCATTATACACTCCAGCGTTGGGTTGGCATGATGCTGTGACTGACATCAAAGGTGCTCCTAAAGCATACCTCAACATCCTCGAAGACATTCGTATCGAGCGAAAAATCCAAGACAAATTTCCAGGCCTACGTTTGCAATTCCAACGTGGTTACAAAGTGCTTGCTGACGAGAACTTCTTTGGCACTGCTGGTCTCACTGACTTCTCTAAAGTCATTCTGATTGACCGCATCAATTTGCATTCTAAGATTGGTACACACCTTAATGTACCATTCAACTCATCTGAACAAGTGATGTTAGATGCTGCTTATAAGTGTGAAACTTTTGGTGATGTAGTAGAACTTGCTAAGAAGATCTATGCATATCAAAAGAAAGTGATTGCTGATGCTAAGAAGAAAAATGCTAAAGCATTAGGTGCTCAACCAAAAGTCAATACACCTCCTCCTGCAACTCCTAAGGAAAGTAATGTCGAAGTTGAAAGCATTGAGACTGATGTAACATCAAGCCAAGACGACTATGAGAAAGACATCCCTGTTGAAGAAACACAAGAAGAAGTAGTTGAAGAAGCTAAGGATGAAGAATCAACTGCAGAAGTTGAAACAACTACAAAGCCTTCTAAAGATCAATTCAAACCTGAAGTTCCTGATGAAGTAGACACTACACCAGACATTGAAGAAAACACCGTTGAAGAATCTGATGAAGATATGCTTGATGCCTTAGAGGCTCAAACAGATAATGCATATCGTGAAGCTGAGGAAAGCTTGTTGGCCAATGATGAAATTGGCCGAGCAGCAGTGTATACTTTGAATAAGAACAAACAACAAAAGGTTGTTATTGACTACAAAGAGTATTACGCTCAGTGGAAGCTTGAAGCAAACAACGCATTAATCAGCAGTCCTCAAATCAAAGATCAATTAGCTGAATTAAAACCAGCATATATGAAGTTCAGAGGTGAGACTGACATGGCTGCTGCTTACATGGCTAAAGAATTTGAAATGCGTAAAGCAGCATATCAATACTCACGTTCAACAGTTCATAAGACTGGTACATTGAACACTAATAAGTTGCATTCATATAAGACATCTGAAGACATCTTCTTGAAGTCAACTAAATTAGCTAATTACCAGAATCATGGTATGATGATGTACATTGACTTCTCTGGTTCTATGCAATCTAATATGGGTTCAACTATTCGTCAATTGTTGAGTTTAACACTCTTCTGTCGTATGGTTAACATCCCTTATGAAGTATATGCTTTCACTACACGTGTACGATCTGATGATTCTGACGATCGAGCATACTACGATTCATTTATGGATTGTGAAATCATTCCACATAAGTTCAACCTATTGAACCTGATGTCCTCGCGCATGTCTCGTGTAGAATACCAAACATCACAAGAAATGTTGTGGAATCTATCTCAAGCTTGGGATGGAAAGATGTCAAGATACTACATCAGTCGTTGGAACCAATTACATTCAACACCATTGAATACATGTATTGCATATGCTGATGAAATGATAAAGTCGTTCAAACAAAAGCATGGCATTCAGAAAATGACTACTATGTTTTTGACTGACGGTGAATCAGATTCATTCCAAGTTCGAGTGTCTCAAGAAGCTGATCAATATCGTAAAGATGGTGACTCATCAGATAGTTATTATCGTTCACGTAAATCTATCATTCGTGTTAATGGTGCAACTATTGCTGCAGATACTTTGAACTCATCTCAAATTACTGCGGGCATGCTTGAAGCACTTGGCAAGTCAACAGGCTCAACGATCCTAGGCTTCTTTATTAGCGAGTATCGCAATGAAGCCGTAAGCAAAATTTGTAACTCTACGAGTTATAAGAACAAAGACAAGTATGTTACACAAATGAATAACAGTCGTTGTGTCATTGAAGACAACGTGTTTGGCTATGATCGTTACTTTGGGTTATGCGCTAAGTATATGGATGTCACTGAAGATGACTTGGGCAATCTTGTAGAAGATGGCGCAAGCAAAGGTAAACTCAAAACCGCATTTGCTAAACTCTCAAAACAAAAGCGGGTTAACCGAATTCTGTTGAATGGCTTTATTGATGCTATTGCATAAAGTCCTGTACAGCGAGTCATAACTGTGATATAATAGTAGTATCAATATTTGAAAGGTGTCCAACCATGAAAACAGAGCAAAAGCAAGCGTTCATTAAAACGCTCGGTGAAAAATATCCAGGCCGTTCAGTCTTTACACGAGATGAATTGGCTGATCATGCAACATCTATGGGTATGCCATATCCTGGATTCGTTATGAAAGCTGATGCTCGAGTTCGTCGTGGTGAATACCAAATCGAAATGTTGTCAATTGTACCTAAAACAGAAGTAGAACACGTGGAAGAACCTACAAACAAAATCAGTCAAACAGTGTTTGATCAAGTTCAGATTGAAGTCCCTAAGAAAGACAAGTCATATGTGTCTTGGGGTTTCTCGCGTGACGTAAAACAGATCATTGAATCAAACGTCTTCTATCCAATCTTTATTTCAGGTCTTTCAGGTAATGGTAAGACTATGATGGTTGAACAAGCTGCAGCACAAGCAAAGCGTAAGTATGTTCGAGTTAACATTACTGAAGAAACTGATGAAGACGATTTGATTGGTGGCTTCCGTCTTGTCAATGGTGAAACTGTTTGGTGCGATGGTCCTATCCCACAAGCTATGAAGCAAGGTGCTGTATGTTTGATTGACGAAATTGATCGTGGTTCAAACAAGCTTATGTGTTTGCAAGCTGTGTTGGAAGGTAAACCACTGTACATCAAGAAAACAGGTGCCGTGGTTCAACCAGCAAATGGTTTTAATGTAATTGCAACTGCTAACACTAAAGGTCGTGGATCTGAAGATGGTCGATTCACTGGTGCTCGAATTTTGGATGAAGCTTTCCTTGAACGTTTCATTGCTACACTCGAACAACCATATCCATCAACTGCAGTTGAAAAGAAAATCATCTTGAATGCTATGGAAACCTATGGCAAACTTGATGGTGAATTTGCAGACAACCTCGTCACATGGGGTGAGATCATCCGTAAGACATACGAAGATGGTGGTATTGAAGATCTAATCTCTACTCGCCGTTTGGTTCATATTGCACGAACTTATGGAATCTTTAATGATCGTAAGAAAGCAATCGAAATGTGTATCTCTCGCTTTGATGAAGATACACGAGTAGCATTCCTGGATTTGTATACTAAAGTCGATGCCAAAGCTGCTGCACCATCAGTAGCACAAGTTATCGAAGACGATCTACAAGTTCCATTCTAATGAATACACCTTTGGAGATGTTTACACCCCATCTCCTGTCAATAGGTGCAAAATGGGTGAGTTAATTATGGAGTTATTATGAATAAGCAAACAAAACTTTTGGCCGCATTGAAGTCAGGCAACACATTTACAGCTAAGCAGATCTCTGCATCCTTTGGTTTGAAGGACCCAGTTGCAAGTGTACGCAATCTTCGCGATCAAGGTCATTGTATTTATGGCAATGAAGCTACTTTGCATGATGGTACTAAGACTACCAAGTACCGTTTGGGTACACCTACCAAGTCTATGGTTGCTTTGGCAAGCCGTGTGATTGGTGCACAAGCGTTCTCACGTTAAAGTGAGTTTGGACAGTGATAGGGTTTGGACACCGTCTATCACTGTCCGTTTTTGTTATGGAGAAATGTATGGATACCGTTTGGACTCGTGTTGTTGAAGACTTGATGAACTACAAACCCGTTGAGAAGACTGATGGCGACAAGTAAAGATAAAGTTAAGGAAAGTCAAACAGCCACATCTGGTGGTCGAAAGTTTGATGGTGATAAGACTGAATACGGTTTAGTGCCTCCATTAGCTTTGGAAGAAATTGCAAAGGTGTTAACCTTTGGAGCACAGAAGTATGAACGTGATAACTGGCAACGTGTTCCTGATTCTAAGCGCCGTTATTTTGATGCACTTCAGCGTCACCTCTGGGCTTATAAACGTGGAGAAGCAATCGATCCAGAATCTGGATTACATCACCTTGCACATGCAGGATGTTGCTTAATGTTCCTATACGAACATGATGTAAAATACTCAAAGGAATAATATGATGTGGTCTTGGGAAAAGAAAGAAAAAGACATTGATCAAGCTGTTAATAAAATTGAAGCAAAAGTTGATGAATTGATTGCAGAGCGTGACGCTCTTAAGAAACAACTTGAAGATATGACTAAATTATTGTCTGATGAACCATTTGCATTAGACTTTGAAGTTGTAAAAGTCTTTAGTATTGAACGCAACATCCACAATGATGAACCATGCACTATCATTGGTTATCTTGGCGAAAACCAAAACATGGTTGAATGGTATTGGTATTGCTCATCACGTCGTCATAAAGAATTAGTCGAAGCATTTGAAAACTTTAAGATTGTTCGTGACATACGTGTGTACAACAAAGAATAACCGTGATATAATATAACAAAGGAAATTATTATGAAACTATCAACTGATACACTAACAGTTCTTAAGAACTTCTCAACTATTCAACCTAACATTGTGTTTCGCAATGGTAATGAGTTGAAGACTATTGCAGAAGCTAAGAACATTGTTGCTAAGGCAACTATCCCTGAGACTATCCCTCAAGACTTTGGCATCTATGATTTGAATGACTTCTTGTCTTCAATGTCTTTGTTTACAAATCCAACAATGGCATTCTCTACAGATAGCAAGAGTGTGACCTTGTCAGAAGGTAAGTCTTCATTGAACTACTTCTTCTCTGATGAAAGCTCATTGACATACCCTCAGAAGGATGTCGCAATGCCTCCAATCGATGTGAGTTTTGTATTGACTGCAGATACTCTTAAAGCACTACAACGTGCTACATCATTGCTTTCAGTCTCAACAGTCGCAGTTGAAGACGCTGGCACAGGTATTGTCCTTCGTGTTAAGGACCCAAAGAATTCAACTTCCAATTCCTTTGGTACAGAAGTTGATGGTTCACCTAATGGGCATACCTTCAAGTTCCATTTTGACATCACTAATTTTAAGTTAGTTCCAGGTGACTATGATGTTGAAATCTCTGGTAAGTTAATTTCCCACTTTAAGCATAAGACTCTCCCAATTGAATATTGGATTGCTCTTGAAAAAACATCAACCTACGAGGCATAATAAATGAGTGCATTGAATATTAATGATCTAGCAATGGTTGTAAAAATCATTGACTTAGGTTCTGAGAAGGGTATCTTTAAAGGCCCAGATCTAAAACCTGTTGGTGATCTTCGCGAACGTATTGTCGGATTCATCCAAGAAGTGGAGCAACAAAATGCTAGTAACCCAACTGAGTAACCCATCAGATCGTAAAGCAGTCTATGACGCTCTACGTGAAATCTCAAATTCATTGACTCGCATGGAAGCAGAACGTGATTTGATCAAGGAAACTTTGAACATGGTTAAAGACCAATTTGAACTTCCTCCAAAATACACTCGCAAACTTGCTAAGATTTATCATAAGCAAAACTTCCAAGAATTGAAAGCTGAACAAGCTGAAGTTGAAGATCTGTACGAAAAAATTACAGGCTAAAAGTGTGATATAATAGATGGTATACCTAGTGTGTACCATCTTTCTTTTTATTATGGAGTCGTGAATGCAAGATCAATTCTTGTGGGTCGAAAAGTATCGTCCTCAAACTATCGAACAGTGTATCCTTCCAAAGGCACTGAAAGAAACCTTTCAACAAATCGTTGATAAAGGTGAACTACCTAACCTCATGCTTGCAGGTACAGCAGGTCTAGGTAAGACAACTGTTGCTCGAGCTCTATGCGAACAGCTCGGCATTGACTATATTGTCATTAACGCATCTGAAGATGGTAACATTGATACCCTTCGTACAAAGATTCGTCAATTCGCATCTACAGTCTCACTCCAAGGTGGATACAAATGTGTTATCCTTGATGAGGCAGACTATCTAAATCCTCAATCTACTCAACCAGCTTTACGTGGTTTCATTGAAGAATTTGCAAACAACTGCCGTTTCATTCTTACATGTAACTTCAAGAATCGTATCATTGAGCCTCTTCACTCACGTTGTGGTGTAATTGACTTCCGCTTCGAAAAGAAGACCTTGGCAGGATTATGTGGTCAATTCATGAAGAGGCTCGGTGATATCCTTACTAAAGAAGGTATTACCTTTGAAGAATCAGTTCTTGCTGAATTGATTATGAAGCATGCACCTGATTGGCGTCGTGTTTTAAATGAAGCTCAACGTTATGCTATCAATGGTTCTATTGATGCTGGCATCTTAGTTACTATGTCAGACAAATCTGTTAAGGATTTGATGGAAGCTTTGAAGACTAAAAACTTTAAAGGCATGCGTGAATGGGTAGTCAATAACATTGATACTGAACCTCATGCAATCTTCCGAAAAGTGTATGATACATTGAATGAAGTTCTAAAGCCAGCATCAATTCCACAAGTGATTTTGATCTTAGCTGACTATCAATATAAGAATGCATTCGTTGCAGACCATGAATTGAATGTGGTTGCATGTATGACAGAAGTTATGGCATCAGCGGAGTTCAAATGAGAGCAGATATATATTTCAAAGAAGGATTCTGGTGTGTAGATTTTATCGACGATAACGATGAGATGCTACCATCAGTTGGAATGTTTACATCCCTTGAAGATGCAAAC